GGCGCGTTCAAGCTGTTCTCGATCATCACGACCGTGGTCGGCTTCATCAAGGCGTTCAGCCTCGCTGACACCGTCGCCGCCGCAAAGCAGTGGCTGTTGAACGCGGCTATGAACGCGAACCCAATCATGCTGGTCGTCACCGCGATATCGGCGCTGGTCGCCGCACTGGTCTGGTTCTTCACGCAGACTGAGACGGGTCGCAAGGCGTGGGCGGCGTTCACGTCGTTCGTCTCCTCTGCATGGCAGAAGACGGTCGATGCCGTCACCAGTCTCGGCCAGAACATCGCGAACTTCTTCACGCAGACGCTTCCCAATGCGTTCCAGTCCGTCGTCCAATGGTTTCAGCGGCTGCCGGAACGTATCGGCAGCGCATTGTCGAACCTGCTCACGGCTGTGGGCGAATGGGCCACCTGTCTCGCGCAATCCGCGTGGACCGCCGGGAACCAGTTCGTGCAGAACGTCGTGTACTTCATCACGCACTTGCCTGAGACGATTGCCTACTGGCTGTCCTATTCGATCACGTTCGTGGTCGCATGGGTCGCGCTTATGGGTCAGAAGGCCATCGACGCTGGCACACAGTTCGTGCAGAACGCGGGCACGTTTATATCCCAGCTGCCAGGCAATATCTGGAACTGGCTGGTCGCCACCGTCACGAACACGGCCAATTGGGTGGCGCAGATGGCCGGCAAGGCCAGCGAGGCCGGAAGCCAGTTCCTCAACAACATGGCCACGTTCATTTCCCAATTGCCCGGCAGGATATGGGCGTTCCTCGTGAACGTGCTGACCGGCGCGGCCAACTGGGCAGGACAGATGGCGTCGAACGCGGCGCAGGCCGGCAGCAGTTTCATACGGAATGTGATCCAGTTCGTATCTCAGCTGCCCGGATGCATCGCCGCCTACCTGCGCGGCGTGATATCGAACGTCGGGGCCTTCGCCGGTCAGATGGGGCAGGGCGCGCTCAACGCCGGACGACAGTTTTTGAGCAACATCGTCAACACGCTCGCCTCGATACCGGGCCGTGTGGTGTCCATCGGACGCAACATCGTCGAGGGCATCGTCAGCGGCATCATGGGCAGCATGGGCCGGGTCGGCTCGGCGATTCTCGGCGGCATGAATGCCGCCATCGCCAACGTGAAGCGCATGCTCGGCATCCACTCCCCCTCACGCCTGTTCCGCGACCAGATCGGCATGATGATGGGCCTTGGCCTCGCCAACGGCATCGACGCTTCCGCACGCTATGTGAACGCCTCCATGGGCAGCATGATCGGCGGGCTCATGCCCGACATCAACGACCTGCTGCCCGCCAACCGCACGTACGACGCGGCCACGATGAACCGGCGCATGGTGTACACGCCGTCCACGGACGCCATGCAACCGCAAGCGGGCGCGTCGAACGTGAACATCACCAACTACTATCCGCAGGCCGACCCGTGGCCACTCGCCACGAACGACAGTCTCGACAAGCTGACGGTCGGAATCTAAAGGGGGTTGCTTATGGCCGGTGTCGATTACGCGCTCAACGGCGTGGCCCTCGACTCCCAGTATTGCCGGGTCACGTTGGGCAGCACCCTGTTCGCTGGGGTCTCCGTGTCCCGCAGCAAGGTCAGCGCCCCGTTCCGGCATGGCACGATACCATCCGGTTTCGCCCCATCGTTCGAGGAACGCAGCGTGACGCTCAAGGTCACCGCGTTCCGTGCGGGAGCATTGGGCCGCGCTGATGCCGCGGGTTTGGATTCGAGCCGCCTGGCGCGCCTGTGCACGGCACCAAGCCTGACATTGGGCCGTCGGGTCAACGGGCGGAGACAGCAGGCCGTCGTGGAGCTCGCCAGTCTGGAGGCCGACGACGGAGGCACCGTGCTGGACAGGCTCACCCCGTTCACGGCGGTGCTCGCCATGCCCCAGGTGTGGTGGCGCGATCCGGTCGCGTATGACCGTCAGGTGGCGGCGAACACAACGGACTGGCTGTGGCCGTCAGCCGTGCAATGGCGGCAGGAATACTGGACGCGCTGGAGTGGCGCGGCGAACGATTCGACCAGTCTCATGGCGGATTTCGTGACCATGTGGATTGGTGAGACGAACAATTCGCCGTCGCTGCTGATCCCGTTGTCGTCGGGCATACCGGATGGCATGTTCGGTGACGCGCCCGTCACCGATCCGATAATACGGCTGCCCAAGGGCGTGAGCAGCGCCTCGGTCACCGACCCCACGTCGAACACGGGCGTCATCTGGCAGGGTGCGGCCAACGCGAACGCCTACACGTATGTGGACGTGGGCAACTGCCTCGCATGGCAGTCCACGGCGGATCATCAGTGGACGCAATCTGGCACGGACGTGACCGGCGGCTTGGATTATCCGGCGGGCGGCCTGCTGCAATGCTGGCCGAACCCGGTGGACAACGGCTACCGGCTCACGTCGAAGATCACCGGCAGCGGCGAGCCATTGCTCGTGCACGTGCGCCGCGCATGGTGGTAGACCCCGTATTCCCCTTCTATGCAATTTCCGCGCCGGTTTTCAACGTCTGGAGTCCCCTTATGGTCAAGACACTGCACGCCCGCCTCGTCGCCTACCTGCCCAACGGCGGCAGGCTCGGCAACCTGCCCGCACCGCTCTCATGGGACGCGAGCATCGTCAACAACGACCTCGGAGCACTCAAGGTCGTCTACAGCCGTCGTACCGTCGGCGGCGGAATCCTGAAACGCGGCCTCGAACAGGGGCTCGAGATCGGGCTCGAGGTCAGTGACGGCGGAACATGGAGCGAACCCTACAACTGCCGCTACCTGCTCATAGGCCGCTCCCGCAACGCCGAAGACGTGTCGGACACGGTGACGCTCACCTGCCAGAGCATGGGCTGGCTGGCCAACAAGATTCTGAACAACGACACCGCGCATCTGATAGCGGACGGCGACAACAAGGGCAAGCGCGCGTTCCTGTCGAAGAACCCCGGCACCATCATCAGAACGATTCTCGATGAGAACAAGGCCCGCAAGGGTGCCGGCCTCGTTTTGGCCCCCGGTTTCGACACCGGCAAGGACGCGGCTGGCGCGAACTGGAAGAGCGTGTACACGCTCTACTACTCGTTGGGCACGAGCCTGAACAGCATGCTTTCGAGCATGGTGGGCGGCGGTGCCATCGACTGGCGCACCGAGGGCCGCACCCTCAGAATCTGGAACGCCGACAGCACCAGTCTCAGCCGTGACCTGTCGGGCCGCGTGCACATCAGCATGGCGCACGACATACTCGAGGCACCCGAAGAGGAAAGCATCGAAGACCTCTCCAGCGATATCCTCGTGGAGGGTGACAACGGGCTAATCTTCCGCGAGTCGAATCCGGCGGCACCCACGCCGTGGGGTGGCTGGGAATCCTATGTCTCTCAGGGTGGAGTCTCGGACGAGGCCACCGCCAAGGCGTTCATGCAGACCACATTGGCCAGCGCGGCCCGTGTGCGCGGCCAGTACACCCGCTCGCTGCTCGTCACCAACGCCGAATCATTGCCGTTGGTGGACTACCGGCCCGGCGACTGGATCACCGCGCCCACCGTCCAGCACGGCGAGAAGGTGCGAATCCAACAGGTCACCGTCAGCCTCGACTCCAACGGACTCAAGGCCTCGATTACCCTCAACGACAAGGTATACGACTCTCAGGTGCGGGCCGCGAAGAAGATCGCCGGCATCACCGGCGGCGCGCAACTGGCCGGCAGCGAGGGCGGGCGTCCCGCCCCCGAGAAGGACCATCGTGTGCCGAATGCTCCGACTGGTCTGGTGGTGCAGACCGACGCCTACATCGGGTCCGACGGGTACGCCTATGGTTTGGCGACCGCCATGTGGAGCGCGGTCACGCAGGCCACGAACGACACGGCCATCGAGATATCGTCGTACCGCGTCGAATGGCGCAGGCACGTGGACGGTGCGCCCTGGCATTCCGCCGGCGCGACCGATAAGACGCAGCTCGGTTTCGGCGGCTTGGATTGCGGCACGCAAATCGAGGTGCGCGTCAGGGCTGTGCCAACATATTCGGACAAGCTCGGCGAATGGTCGGGCATCGTCGTGGCAACTGTGGAGTCGGATACGACGCCGTGTTCCGTGCCGTCGAAGCCGGTATTGTCGTCTGAGCTTGGCGTGGTGACCGTCCATTGGGATGGCAGGACAAGCACTGGCGCTCAGATGGAATCGGACTTCGACCATGTCGAGGTCGGCGAGGGCGTCAATGCGGACGGCATGACCGTCATCAGCGCCACCCAGTCCGGTCGGGGCGATTATCTTGTGACCGGTCTGACAGCCGGTTCCCGGCACGCCTATGCGCTGAGGTCGGTCGACCATGCGGGCAACCGGTCCGGCTGGTCGGCCATCGCCTCGGTGACGGTCGCTTCTGCGGTCTCGCCGGAAGAGGTCAAACGAATCCAGCAGGATTTGGCTGACAACAAGACGGCTTTGAGGGATAATGCTGCGAAGCTGACGCAGGCGCAGAAGGACATCCAAGCCAACAAGTCGAATCTCGACGCGGCGAATCAGTCGCTCGCGCAGGCCAAGGCCGATCTGTCGCAGGCCCGGAAGGACATCGCGCAGACCAAAAGCGACCTGACCACGGCGAACGGCGAGATTTCGAAGGCGAAGGAGTCGGCGGCGCAGGCGTATGCCGAAGCCCACTCGAAGAACCATACGTTCCGTGGGCCTGACATGCCGGACGCTTCCAAAGGGCTGATCGTCGGCGACCTGTGGCTCAAGACGCAGAAGTATTGGACGCGCTGGCAGGGGGAGAAGAACAACAGCCCCTCACTGCTCGCGGACTTTTACACGTACTGGCAGGGCGCTCCGAACGCTTCGCCGTCTGTGCTCGTGCCATTGGCCGACCGCGTGATCGACACGCTCGTGTGGGACGGCTCCAAGTGGAACCACATGGGCTATGCCGACGTGGAGAACAATGCGAAGCAGATCGAGCAGGCGAAGTCGGATATCGCGGACAATGCGGCGAAGACCACCGACGCGAAGAAGGCCGCTGAGAATGCCGCTGCCGCAGCGAAAAACGCGCAGGGCACGGCTGATACGGCCAATGGTGCAGCGAAGACCGCTCAGGATACCGCCAATGCGGCCAACGCCGCTGCGAAGAGTGCGACTGCCACAGCAGGTCAGGCCAAGGATGCCGCCAATGCCGCCCAGACCGCCGCCGAAAGCGCGAAGAAGACGGCTGGCAATGCGCAGACTTTGGCGAATACGGCCAAGTCCGACGCGGCTTCGGCCAAGACGGACGCTTCTGATGCGAAGGCCACTGCCTCGAACGCTTCGAGTGTGGCGACGCAGGCGAAGGCCACCGCCAACAGCGCGGCCCAGTCCGCCACGGACGCGGCCAACGCGGCCCAGAAGGCGAATACGGCTGCTGCCGCCGCCGCTGGCGTGGCGAACGGCAAGGCCGACGTGCTCATCCAGTCAACGGCGCCGGATACGTCGATGCGCAAGCCGACTACCTTGTGGATCGACACCACCGGCGGCGCGAACACGCCGAAACGGTGGAACGGCAGCACGTGGTCGGCGGTGACCGATAAGGCCGCGACCGATGCGGCCAATGCCGCTGTCAAGGCACATGCTGCCGCGCAGACGGCGCAATCAACGGCCGACAAGGCTCAGACCACAGCAGCGAACGCCGCCGCGCAGGCGAATCAGGCGCAGGCCGCCGCGAAAAAGGCGCAGACCACGGCTGACGGCAAGAACCTGATCTACCGTGGCCCGGACGAGCCGAATCACGACGGACTGAAGCCGGGCGACATGTGGTGGCGCACGCAGAAGTATTGGACCCGCTGGAGCGGCGAGAAGAATAATTCCCCGTCCATGCTCGCCGACTTCTACACGTACTGGACCGGCGCTCCAAACGCTTCTCCAAGCGTGCTCGTGCCGCTCACAGACCGCGTTATCGAGGTGCTGACGTGGGACGGCACCCGCTTCACGCCATTCGACCTTGTGGCCAATAGCATTCTGGCTGCCGGGACGGTCGGCGCGAAGACCGTCGCCGCGAACGCGATCACCGCCGAAAAATTGAGCGCGAACGCGGTGACGGCGGGCAAGCTCGCCGCAAACAGCGTGACCGCCGAGAAGCTGGTTGCTGATGCGGTGACCGCCGCGAAACTCGCCGCTGACAGCGTGCAGGCGCGCAACATCGTCTCGCTCGCCATCACCACCGACAAATTGGCTGCGAACTCGGTCACGACCGCGAAGCTCCGCGTGACAGAGGACATGACGGTCGCGTTGCTCAACGCGCATCGGATTCAGGCCGGCGACATCGTGTCCGGTGCGATAACCGCCGACAAGCTCGCCGCAAACGCGGTGAACGCAGATAAATTGGCTGCCAATTCGGTTAATTCGTCGAAGATTGTGTCCGGCGCGATTACCACGGACAAGCTCGCAACGAACTCCATCACTGCGGTGAAGATCGCGGCGGGAACGATCACGTCCGACAAGGTGGCGGCAGGCCAGTTCCGGGGTTACGTCTTCACCGGCGCGATATTCCAGAGCTCCGAGGCTGCGGACACTGGCGTGAAGCTCAATTCGACCGCATTGCAAATGTGGGATTCCAGCCACAATCGCACCGTCTATCTGGACGGCGAAGGCAAGTCGAATGTGCTTACCGGCACGTTCCAAACGGCCCTCACCGGCAAGAGGATCAGGGTCTCACCTGATTTCGAACAGTTTGCTGTCGGCAGTGATCAAACGTTCGAAGGCTCAGGCATCGAATTCAAGACCGGGCGTGACGGTCAACACGCATACATCGCGTCGGAAATACGAAGCAACAGAAAAGGTGAAATCTCCACCCTCACCTTCAACGGGGGGCTCTTGGGAGCCACCGATCCGGGGTCGTTCATGCGTTTGGGCGAATACAAGGCTACGGACAACGCCACCAAAACCGGCAACGTCTTCCTATCCGCTTACCGTGATTATTCCAAAGGCGGCCAGGGCGGGTACGCGCAACTGTTCTTGCAGACCGACCCGACGTCCAAATACCATACAATCGCCGAACTCTCAGCGGCAGATACGAACGGCAGCGTTGGCTTGGAGGCGGACATCAACTCCGGGTATCTGTACCTCGGCGGGTTCGTCGGCGGCTACGGCAATGGGCGTAAAACGTTCGCGACGTATTATCCCAGGGGCGGATCGCTCAACGCCGGAGGGTGGATTACGCAGACGTGGACGTATGACGCACCGGCCAAATACGGCCTATACCATGCGCACGTCTCCGCCGACTCAATGGGGTCGATCGCTGCCGGATCGAACCACGATTCGCCGAGCGGCTGCAACCTGTGGGCGCGTGGCGTCGGCAACGGCAACGGCACCCCCTACGGCTATCAGATACTCGCCATCCTGGCCAAACAGTAGGAGGCGTAATGGAAACGAACATCTACGGTGACGTGTTGGCCGTGACCTGTGACGACGGGACGCGTCATCTCATCCCGTTGGACGCGATCGCCTCGTGGGGAGAGCTCCTCGGCTGCGACACGGACATGGAAGCGGTCGCGGCGATCATACGGGTCCGGTTGAACAGGTCAGACCCAGGCGTCATCGACCCGGCCACCGGACGCACCGCTTGGGCCAGCGCCTACGAGCAGGTGGAGCGCGACGAGTTGGCGGACCGTCAGCAGACGCGCATGGCCGCGTTGCATCCCGTGCTCACGGCGTCCGGCGCGTTGTCGCCGGACGGTCGCGAGGAGACCCGTCGCCTGCTCGGATTGGACGCGATGCCCGTCATGGAGGATGCGGACGGTCGGCTCGCCGACACGCTGGCCGGCGTGGCCGACCGCATCGCCGTGGCGCGCGACCGGTTCCGCCGACAGTCGATCGATTATCTGACCGACCGTCGGCGTTGACGCGGGCCGGACGGACGGCCACGCGCATCGACTCCGCCGGGATGACCGGCGAAAAAAGGCAACAACACAACAGCAAAGGAGTAATCATGACAGCATCTGACGTCCAGCAAGCCCGGTCGGACGACACCGGGTCCGGTGGACAGGCCACGCAATCCGGCGCACGACCGGCGGCGGATGGCGTGCTCGACCTGCGTCCGCCGAAGGAAAGCCTGCGAGCCGAACTGTGCCGGCTCGGATTCGAGTATTCGTCCGCCGACCAGACGGGCGAATCATGGCGCGACTACCAGCGCGGCGTGCTCGCCACGTTCGATGGTGACGCCGTGAACGTGACGGTCACGGACGTGAAAACGAATCTCAGCCGCACGCTCACTGTGGGCGAATTGAAGACGGTGACCCGCATCGACACGATGACAGCCGCCGACTAGCCCGTATTTCCCGGTTTTTTCAACCCCTGTAATCCATTTCCGGATTGTGGGGGTTTCGCATTAGAAGGAGACTTATTTTGACTCAGATTCCAGCCGACGCGAACCAGGTCATCGACCAGCTCTCGCAACAGGTCGGCACACTCAGCAAGCAAATCGCAATCCTGTCCAGCCAGCTCGCGGCGGCCATGAAACTCATCCCGAAGGATGTGCTCGACAGTCTCGACAAGGAGAATCATGCAGAGGATTAATCTTTTCCCCAATCCTGTTTTTGCCGGACCGCTTACCGACATCGCCCATTGGGGTGACGCGAATGGGACGGTCCGTGATAATGCGTTGCACGTCACGGGACAGAATGGCGGATATGGCTTCAATGTTACGGTTCCATTCAACGTTCCGCTCGTCTTGTCGATGAGAGTGGACGCCAGCGAAGACAACGTCGCGGGCATAGCGATCATACAGACATCTGATAGGCCCGACGTTAATAAGTTTTTGGTTTCCGCACAATTCAAGCGGGGGATATCGGATGTCTTGTACAGATTCAAGATCACCGACCACCAGTTGCGATTCGAGGTACATCCAAACGGGATCCGTGACATAGCGGTATCGAATGTGCTCATCGAACGCGCCGACACGTATGACCCTGCCGTTGGGGGGGGGCTTCCGGGCTTCTTCACCGGCGACACCATGCCACTCGGCTGACGCCGCGCACCGGGATGGTGATGCCCGATGATGGTCACGAACCTATGCACGAGACCATCCTCGACCATCACCTTGTCGGCAGGCCGTTGGGTGGATATCACGACCATTCCGAACAAGCCAGGGACGAAATATTGGGTCAGCGCCTATGTGAACGTCACCGGCGGCACTATCTCGATGAGAGCGTATGGCGACATCAGTGCAAGCCAACGTGTCAGCTACGCGTTGACCGCCAGCGTTCCCGGTCCGATGTCAATGTATTATTCCGTCAAGTCAGGCAATCCGACCGTCACCGTGACCAATATGCTCATCTGCACGTGGGACGAGTATCAGGCGAACAAGACCCTGCTCGACGGCATCGGATATTTCACCGGGGACACGATGCCGCTCGCCTGACCCCTTTGGGGGTGGTGGCATGAGCCTGGTAACGAATCTGATTCCGAATCCACTCTTGATGCTCCCGAACAGTGCCATCTCGACACACGAGACGACCGTGCAGCATGTCGACCCTGATGGCATACTCATTACGCCAAACAGCGGCGCTGTCAATCCCAGTGCCGATATCCGACTGGGCGAACCGGTCTCCGGTGATCTCCATCTGAACTTCTGGGTTTCCCAAGTGCCAGAAGATAGCAGATGGTATGAGAACGGTATCTGCTACATAGCCAACAAACTATGGACTGGTGGGGCTCTGTTTCCTCATGACAATACAGGCGGAAACACACTCCTTGGTTTTGATTTTCATATGGATGACGCGCAACTCATCCAGTTGAAGTGTCCGTTGAATCATCCGCTGCGATTCTCGGCAATCAATCTGATGACACAAGCGGACTGGCAGGAATACAAGAAGCTCGTCCCACGCATGATGGCACTGTACGGCGGCCTCATGCCACTGCAAAACTGATTTTTTAAGGAGATGCAATGTGTTTCAGACATTTCTAGCCGGGTTCGGGGGTGTGGGCGGCGCGTGCGCGCTCATCACACTGCTGCTCAGGATATGGCCGGGCGCGTTGGACGCGCTGGCCACCGGCCTGTACTCGCACGTGCGGCCCGAACGCCTGCCATACGACAGTCCGCTTTCCCAGCATTTCGCAAAAACACGGACCTTGGGAGAGCGGACGGCGAAGATCGACGACCGTATGGACGAGCTCTGCCGCGACACGATCAAAAACACGATCATCAGCCTGATCTACGGCGACCAGTCGCACGACCATTCAGAGGCCGTCCGATACGAGTTGGCGAAGCTTGAGAAATTGGACGCGCAATGCTGGATCGTCAACGCCGCCGAAAAATATTTGGAGGACCGGCAATGACGCATCTCATGATCGCAGGCGGCATATACCTGCTGTTGCTCGCGCTCATCATCATATTCAATCATGGCGCGCACAGGCATTGATTTTTCACACAGGTTAAAGCCATCCCATTTCGGGATGGCTTTTCTATTTGCCCCTGACTTGGGGGCGGGAAGGAGAGGAATTTGGGTATCCTCGACAAAAGCAAACCCAAACCCAAACACGGACTCCTGCACCGGCGCGTGGGCATGACGCTGACCGCGCTCGTCGCCGCGGTCTCCATGGCGTTCGCCCCGGCGGCGATGGCCGACATGCAGGGCATCGACGTGTCCAACTGGCAGTGCGGCATCGACATCGCCAACACGCAGGCCGACTTCGTTGTCGTCGGCACCACGTGGGGCACGGGACAGGTGTACAACAACTGTCTCGTGTCCGGCGTCAACACGGACGCCAACCGCGTGATCGCCCAGGCGCAGGCATCCGGCAAGAAATTCGGCTTGTACCATTACGCGATGGGAGGCAACCCGGAGGCCGAGGCCCGGTTCTTCTACACGAATACGTCGAACTATTGGCGTCACGGCATCGTGGCGCTCGACTGGGAGATGGACGACAATCCCGCATGGGGCGATTGGGACTGGGTACGCCGATTCATGAATGAGTGCGAACGGCTTTCGGGCGGCGTGCGCCCATTGCTGTACACCGGCCCGGTCGCCGGCACCATCCCGCAGGACATCCGCGACCGGTACGGCCTGTGGATCGCCCAGTACGCCAACATGAGCCCGACCGGCTATCAGGCCAATCCGTGGATGATAGGCGCGTACGGTGAGGCCATGCGACAGTACAGCGGCACCGGTGTCGTCAACACGTGGAGTCCCATCGACCTCAACGTGTTCCGTGGCGACGCATGGCAGTGGGACCTGTACGCCAACCCCGCCGGCGGCTCCACGCCCCCGGCCACACCGGCCGCGCCCGCACAGCCGAACACTCCCCCGGCCGACACCAACACGGGTGGCATCAGCCACGTCATGCAGTGGGACGAGACCATCTGGGGACTCGCCGTAGCCTACAACGCATGGCCCCTGTCCGCATGGCACACGCCAAGCGGTGACATCAACCGCTACTACGTGGGCGATGTCGTCACCTACGGCGGAGTCTCCGCAACCATGCCGTCCAACGGGGTCTCCAAGACCATCCAGTACGGTGACACGGTATGGGAGTTCGCCACCTCACACGGTTACAGCGTCAACCGCTGCACCGTCCCCTCCGGCAACATCAACGTCTACTACCCGGGCGACGTGGTGACCTGCCGCTAACCCAACCGGTGCCGCCATCACCCCCGACGGCGGCACCACCCCATCATCGATCGGAGCAAAACATGACCGACAGCAAAACCCCGGCCGACACCGGCGAAACACTCCCCGGCATCGACACGAGCGACTGGCCCGAAGCCGTCAACGTCACCCATGACGTGCCCGACTGGCTCATTCCCAGCCGCGTCTACGACATCCTCAAATGGCTCGGCCTCATCGTCCTGCCCGCACTCGCCCTGTTCGTCAACACGGTCGGCCCCGCATGGGGCTGGCCCCACGTGGACGCCATCGTGACCACGCTCAACGCGCTCGGCATCCTCGCCGGCGCGCTCATCGGCGTCAGCGCCATCAAACAACGCATCGACCTCGCCGCATGA